TGGTCGGGTATCTGAATGATCTTTTAGGATTATGAACGAAAATGCCAAGGGACTGGCGTTGCGTTTCTCGGGGTTTGCTTTCGCGGCGGCGGTTATGGTGGCGGCGGTCCCGTCGCAGGCTCAGGCGCAAGTGACGATCCCCGATGTCGGTTTTGATGTCGGCGCGGGGATTACGGCGATGGGAACTACCGTAGGCGGTATCCTCGGCTCGGTCGTCCTGGTCGCGTTCGCGCTGTACGCCATCAATTACGGTGTCAGAAAGTTGCGCAGCTACACCGGCGCCACGAAGTAGCGCGAGGGAAGGGCGGCCGTCGCTCTCTGTTCTTTCCGCGTTACTAAGGCGCAACCATGACAGACCCAGACCCACCAGCCGTGACGATCCCCGATGTGGGATTCACGGTTACTGAAGCCATCACCGCGATGGGAAGTACCGTAGGCGGTATCCTCGGCGCCGTGGTGGTTGTCGCGTTCGCTCTGTACGCCATCAACTACGGCGTGGCCAAGCTGCGCAGCTACACCGGGGCCACGAAGTAGGGGCTCCTCGTTTGCTTCTCCCTAGGGGGCGGGTCGGTCGGTTCGGCTCGCCCCCTTTTTGTTTAGGCTGGAACCGTGACGGAGGACCAACTTGTACAACTGCTCCAAGCGATTTCGCGGGCAAGCGCCGCGCTCTGGTTTATTGCGGGCCTTCGCCTGCTTGATCTCACTTGGCGTGGTCGGTCTAAGTGGTTCTGAGGTGTATGGGTACGGGCCGCCGGTGACCTACGACAATTCGACGGGGAGCGTGCTGGTCGTCGATGTGTATGTGGGGCAATACGATTCGGCGGACGTGACGGTAGAGAGTGAGGTGGGTTCGGTTACCATTCTGGACGTGGACGAGCCTACCCAAACGACCGGAACTGCGGACGCTGCCGGGGAAAGCCTCACGCTGACCTACGACTACGGGAACGTGACGTTTACGGGTGCGGGTGGGGCTACTGTCGTTTCGGCGGGCCGCATCGAGACGATGTATTCGTTCCAGTTCGGGGCAGGGGCCAGGGTCACCATTAGCGGCTCGATGAATTTTCAGGATGCTGGGCCGTATTTTGCGAGTTACGGGTTGACCGAGGTGGTACCCGAACCGGAGGTGGTCGGGGTTGATGTGGGTTCGGATGGGGTGACGGCTACAGTCACATTTGCGGAAGTGGTCGCGAGTGGGTCGGGCTCGTTGACGTTCGACGGGGTGTCGTTTCCGGTGGCAGGCGACGGGACAACGACCGCCACGACGACGATCTACCCGACGGCAACAAGCGGGCAGGCGTTGACGGGTGGCATCATTGGCGGAAGTCTCGCTGACGGTGGCGGTGTAAATGTGCCGAACTGGACGGGGAGCTTTACAAATAACTCGACGGTTCCGGCGATCGGGGCGCCGACGGCAACCATCGACAGCGCGGGCGGTACAGTGGCGGTCGTATACTCGCAGCCGGTGACGGGGACCGGGACTGTCATTGTGGACGGCGACTCAACAGATTTTACGGCGGACGCTCAAAGTGCGATTGATGTCCCGCTAGGTACGACGATACCGCAGGGCGCTACGCCCACGGTCACGGTCGATTCCGATCAGCTGTTGGGTTCGGCTGGTCAGCCAGTGAATCCCGACGGAAGCCCCGCAATCGTCGACAATCAGAGCGATGCGGGCGATCCGGCCGGGGGCGATCCCGATACGCTGTGGGAGGTCCCGGGCACCAGCGGCATTGAATACATCACGCCTCCGTCGGTCGATCCCTGGGTGCCTCCAGCGGATACCTGGGAGACGGAGCTTTCGTCACTCGAGTGGACGGTCAGAAATGCGGATTCGACGGATGGTAATAGCTCGGCGCCGGAGGTTTTGTCGGTGTGGCAGGAAGTCGATACTGCGACGTCTGATCCGGGTGTCGGTAGTTCCGTTTGGCGGCTGCGATATGACGGAGGTGATGGGCTGCCGATTGAGGCCATCGACGTCGAGGTGAAAGGGTCCGCAGGTTTACAGCCGGTGGCGAGTTATCGGGAGTACCGATTCGATCGTGCGGGTCGGACTCTGGAACTGCTCAGCGCGATCACGGACAGTCTGAGTTTGCATCAGGGCACGTGGTACCGGGTGCGTCTGGTGCATGAGCGTACCAGGGGCCTTGGTTCACATTGGTCTCCCTGGCATTTCACGGGTTGGAAACGGAGTACTTTGGACGGTTCCACGGAGTCGCAGATCGACGGTGACTACGTTTTGCAGGTCAAGCCGGTGGACAATCAAGGCGAGTTCCCGGGTCTGCTGCTTGCGCGTTGGGTGGGTGCTGCTCGGGAGGATGAAATAAAAGTTTGGGTTCTGTACCGTATCCAGGACCTGGGCGGCGATATGACGGTGGCAGGTACGGAGATCGTGAGCGGTATGTCATCGGTGACGTGGCAACGGTTGGCCTCGGTGCTCCCGACCGGGCGGGCGCTCGATGTCCAGATTGTGTGGGGTGAGGTCGGCCAGGCTCTCGATGATGTGCCTGACGCACACCGCAGCACGACCCAGACGGTGATTTTTCCCGATCCGGGGTTCGGCGAGATTGCCGGTAACGCGACGATCGAGGACCTGGTCAACTCCATCCACGCGTACAACAGTGCCAACTCGCTGGCGATCACTCGGCTCAATTCTCAGTTTCACAAGTTCGGGGCGATCTCCGAGAGCACGTCGGAAAGTGCAGCGCATTTACGGTACCTCCGGGAATCCTCAAAAGCGCGGAATGCGTACCTAAAAGAAATGCGGGATAGCATGGTGGGCGACGGGACCGACTATGCCGGGCGGGACAGTGACGGCGACGGGGTGCCGGACGTCGACGATGATTTCCCGAACGACGCGGCGAAGTCCGACTACGTTCCGGCCGATCAGGTCGACGAAGATCGGGACGCAGTAAAGGACGTGGGGAAGGAGCATTTGGTGCCGGGTGTCCTGGGCAATGGGGCCTCTGATATGTCGGCGGAGTGGCAGTTGACGCAGGGTGACCAGCTGGTGGCCATTTCGTTGCCGACGGGTGTCCTCGGGGGCGGGAGCATCGACGCCCAGTTTCACACGAAGCCGCAACCGGGGCAGGCGGGGTACGCGGCGCTCGAGACGTTGCGGACCGGCTGCCGGTCGCTGCTGCTGTTCGGGTCGGCTTTAGGTTGGTGTTTTTCGATCACTCAGATGGTGCGGCAATACTGATGGTGAAGGTTCTGCTGTTTTGGGTTTTTGTTTTGGGGCTTTGGATTTCTTGGAAGGGGGACGCTGATGCTGGCGACTTCATGTTGGGCGTCTGGGCTCTGTGCTGTTGTGCCTGGTTGGTTTGGGGAATCGTTGGTCGGTTGGGTCGGCGATCTGATCGTGACCGCGGGGACGGCGATTCGTTCGGCGATTTTCAGCGCAGCGACGTATCTGCAAGAGTGGGCGATTGATTTCGTCGTGGTTCCGATTGTGGAAGGCAGCCCGGCCGGCGTGAGTGAGGGATGGGCAGCTGTCCGGCCGTGGATGGATGCCGCCAACTCGTGGGCGCCGATTACGGAGTGGATTTTGATGTTGGGCGCGTACCTCAGCGTTTGGACGTTGTTCGTTTTGGCCAAGCTCGTGTTCAAAGCAATCCCAACGGTGGGCTGATGTCAGTTGTGTACTGCACAATCGGGCCGCCCGGTTCAGGGAAGTCCTATGAACGGGCCGCGCGGTGGGTGGCGGATGAGTTCTTGCCGTTTTGCGATGGGGTGCATTACAGCAATTTTCCTATCCATGTTGAGGCGATGGCGGAATACTGCCAGCGGCGGCACAAGCTGGATCCGGACGAGGTGCGGCGGCGGATTAAGACGATCCCGCACGATGAGTTGCAGGCGTGGTCGACTTTTGCGGCGGGGCCTTGGGACTATTTCACGGACGAGCGGTTCGGCGCGGGCGGTTTGGCCGGGGCGCATATCGCTATCGACGAGTGCCACGTCTACTTCCCTTTCGGGCAGGGGTGCCCGAAGCCTCACCGGGTGAAGCTGCAAAACTGGCTCGGGACGATTCGCCACTTGGGCTGTAGTGTCGAGTTTTTAACGCAAGCCCACGGTAAGCTCGCGAAGGAGATTTCGGACCATTGCGAGCACCGAATTGTGTTGAGTTCGGCCACGGAATATCCGGTTCCGTTTCTGGGGCTGCCCTTTGGCGACTTCTATCAAGCGGTCGCGCGGATCACGGGGCACTATTCGCGTGTCACGGTCGTCAGCGAGGAACAGAAAAAGGGTACGAAGTGGGAGCATATCCGGCCGCGTGTGATGCCGCTGCAAGGCAGGTACTTTTCGCTCTACGACAGCTACAATGCCACGGAGGACGGGCAAGCTGGGGCAGGGCATGGGAGGCCGAAGCTCGAATGGGAACGGCTCAGTCGGGGCAAGTTCTGGAAGTGGTTTCTTGCGCGTAACGGGTTTGGGCTCGGGCTCCGGTTGGCGGGTGCGGTCCTGCTGGCGTTGTTTCTCTGGTCGCTCATCTCCGGCCACTGGATACGGTTTTTGACGGGCACGGTGGCGCCTGCGATGTTCCAGGGGGCTCCTGAGATTGGCGAGGTGGAAGGCGAAGCGGAAGTGAAAGCGGAAGCGGAAGTGAAAGCGAAAGCGGAAGTCAAAAAGTTAACGTCCACCGTCCCGACGACGGCGGAACCGAACAGCGACGAAGGGAGCGCGACGGATGGAATACGGGAGCGGCCAGCGGTGGATCTGGAAGGCATTACGCCGGGGGCGGTGCTCATTGGTGGTGCAGTGGTCCGCGTCGGGGAACCGATCAGCGCCGACGGTCCCCGCGTGGTCGTCATCGATTGGGGACGAGGTCGCGTCGGTTTTAGTGACGGGTCTATTCTTGCTGCTTCTGGTCGGGTGCTCCGCGCGGCAGATACACCAGCCGGGGGAGATTTGGAGCGATTTCTACGAAGCGAGCGACGCGACGACGCGAACGTCACGGGTGAAACGGGAGGACGATCCGAGGACGGTAGGGCTCCAGGCCGACGGGCTTCCTCTCTCCGGCGTCCTTCGACTGGTCCATGAACAAACCGGGGTGTCCTATGTGTTGGGTCGAGCGATTGGCGAATTGCCGGTCACTGTGCATCTGGACCAAGAGCCGATCCGTGCGGCCATGGTCGCGATCGCGAAGGCGGCCGGTACCGAGGTGGTGTGGCGTGGTCGCGATATTGTGTACCTGGGCGCGATGGACCCGACAGACCGGGCGGCCTTGGTGCGGCGGGTCCGGGGTGCTGATGCGGAAGAATTACGGGCCAGCCTCGGACCGCTCATGTCCCAGCCGGGAAATCTCCAAATCCAGTCGGGCGGCGTTCTCGTTGCGGTCGACGATTTCGGCGTTATCGAGCGCTTGCAGACGGTGCTAGATGAGTGGGAAGCGATCGGGGTGCCGGTGTGGGTCGTCGAGTTGTATCTCGTCCGTATGCGGGATGAGTTCGCGCAAGAGTTGGCGCTAGATGGGGTCATCACGGGTGACCTGGCGGTAGCGCTCGCCTCCTCGGGTCAGCAGGCTATGCCGGTGGCGTCGATGTCGCTCTCGGGTTTGTTGCAAGCGGTCGACGAGTCGAGCGGGTCGGGCTCGGTCATCCGGCCGCTGGTTGTGCTGGCCGATGGTGAGGCAGCGAGCGTTGGGGTGACGGTCGAACGGACGTTGCCCCGGGTGTCGGTGACGCAGGACGGGACAAAGAACGTGACCGGGTACGATACGGTCCGCGCGGGGACGGTGGCGGATATCGAGGTGCGCGAACAATCGGACCAGGCGGCGCGCGTGCGGCTCGATGTCGAGTTGACGCAGTTCGTGCCGGGCGACGAGGTGACGGTCGAGGGCATCGAGCTAGATTTGCCGCTGGTGGCGGATTCGGGCCGGGTGTATCTGGTCGCGCAGATGGCGGACGTGAGCCACGGCCGGAAGGACCAGACCGGGCTACGTCTCGGCCGGATGTTGCGGTCGCGGTCTAACACGGTAGCGGTTTTTTTGCGTGCTACGCGAATCGGTCGGGTGGCGGATGGTCCGCGACCAGGGCGGGTGGGCGGTCCGCCGCCCGACGGGGTATCGACTTCCGCGCAACCATAGCCACCCCTCGGGCGTCTGTTGGGTTAGTCTGCCGTCGAGCGTCGACGGAAAAAAGAGTATAAGATTTTTAAAAATATCATTGACGCACTGGTCACGCTCCTATATACTAGCACTAGCGTTTTGAGCGTTGAGCCTTTCCAATTTTTTATGAGGTGAGTGATGTTGGAGACAGTCAAAGATGTGCAGCGAAAATATTCAAAAGGAGAAATCGGGAAGGAAGAAATGATAGCGGCGCAGAGAGCGTATGCTTTGGAATTGACGAGGGAGGAGCGCGAGGCAGAGCGTGTAGCTCGAGAGAGAGAGAGAGAGCTGCAAGAGTCGATTTGGAATTCGATTACAGATGCCGATCATGCCAGAATCCATCAAATGGCAGTGGACCTAGATTGTATCAGAGGAGAGTATTACGTGCCCTGTACAGGCCATTGGGCAGGGTGGCGTGATGCGGACGCTATTCTCTACCACGGTGTCCCGTCGACGGAACAATTGTGCGATAGATTCCTGACATTAGCGTTAGAGCCTTGGGACGGCACATATCAGCATCTATGGGAGTTCGATATGGAATGAGGGTCAAAACGCCGTGGGTGTAACACGGTTGCTGTCGTTTTACGAGGAATGCCAATCGGTCGGGTGGCGGAAGCGAGGGACGAGCGCCCGCCTCCCGACGGGGTAGCACTGTCCGCGCAACCATAGCCACCCCTCGGGCGTCTGTTGTGTTGGTCGGGCGTCGATCCGCTAAGCTGATTACGGCCCGGCTGCGCCGTCGACCTGGGCTCCCCATCTCTCCGAGTGCGACGCGACCCGGCCCCCCTGTCATCCGTCAGCCCTCTGAACGCCCCTCACAGAACGGGGGCTCCGGGGGTGTCCCCCGCGCCTTGCTCTTTGCCCTGCCGATGCCACTCGTTCACACAACGGCTTTGCCGTCCCCCGACGGAAAAATCGGAAAAGCTGTCCAAAAACATGATTGACACGTGGGACACGCTCCGATATGACTAGCAATCGCGTTTTCAGCCCCTAATGAGCAAGAAGGTTTCCCATGACTACCGCACCAGGCGGCCAATTGTTGGACGGCTATCGTGCCGGACAGATGGCCAGGCATTTAGACGACCTTGAACAACCCTCGGCGGGGGGCATTACGGACGGGCCGATTTGGCAGGCGCTCCGGGAATTGAGGGTAGCCCTCTCTCAGGGGGTTAAGCGGGAGGGGCCGTCTGTCTATCGTGAGTTCCTCGCGGGCTATTCGTCCACGGATTACAGCGTGGCGGCTGGAATTGTACCACAGCCGACGTCCGATGCGGGGCAGGGTGCATGAAATGGGCGTCCATCGTTCTAGCGGTGTGCCTGATCCTGGTGATTGGATTTTACACCGTCCGCATACTTCTGACGTTCAAGGCGGAAGCGGAGGCAGCGTTCGCGCGTCGATGGGAAACGGCCATCGAGAAGGCGAACGGACGTCACGGGTGTACGTCTACAAGTCGCCCCGCTATCGAGCCTGTGACAGCGGAAGTTGTCACCCCCGATCCGCCGCGGGAGACGTCCCCCAGAGTCTCGGACTTCGAACAGCCCGAGAGCTCGCAGCCTTCAGCGCTGGACGATTGGGGTTTCTGATGTGCCAGCACTGCTTGCGCTACTTCGACGCTACGCGGACGGGGCAGCGGTCGCGTCTCGGGTGGGTCTGCGGCGAGTGTCTGGAGCAGATCAACGCGCTGCTCGACGAGGACGCGGGTCGTTAAGGGTCCGTTAAATGAAACGTTTGCAGTTGCGAGGAGGGGGGGACCATGGTTAAGAAACGACACGAAACGCGGGGCGTCGCAATTCTTGTACGGCTTACAAGAGTTGAGCGCGAAAGGCTCAAGCTAGAAGCAAAGCAAGAGGGCCACTCGCTGGAAGGACTCGCGCGGCTGCGTTTAGGGCTGTCAAGGTGGCGGCGGTTTGATGGGTCCGGCAAGTCGCAGGGCATGGATGCCGTTTAGCGGCGATGAGTGGTGAGGGCGCCCGACGGATCGGGCGTCCTCTTTTTTCGTTCCAACAAAAAACCCGCCGCGCGGGACAAATCGCGCGACGGGTTAAAACCTCAGGACATAGCCATGGTAGCGGAGCGCGCAAGCAAGTCAAGTGCTAGCGGGGCGGACCCCCCAACAGACCGGCGAGCGCAGCTCGCCTCTTGTCTTGAACTCTCTGGAAATGTTGTGACGGAGGGGGTCCCCAAAGGGGTGATTCTTAAAGAGTTCGTTGGGTATGAGCTGCGAGCGTGCCGCTGTAAGAGTCGCTTCTGCGCGAGCTGTGGTCCTGGGATGGGCTACGCTCTCCGGCGACGTGTCAGGGCGGCTCTGGAGCAGTGGTCCGCGCTGCAGATGTGGACCCTGACCATCGATCCGATGCTTTTTGACGGCCCGGCCGAAGCGTGGGAGTACCTGCGGTCCAATCGGTGTATCAGCCGGTGGGTCCGCGAGCTGAGGCGGAAGGGTTGCCTCGAGACGGGGCGATATTTCTGCGTCGTCGAGTTCCATAAGTCCGGCTGGCCCCACTTCCACATTCTTGTCGAGTCGGACTACGTCCCGTTTGATGCCGCTCGTGCCGCCTGGGATCGTTTTAGGCCAAAGTGGGCGCCCAAGCAGGAGCGGACCGGCAAGGGCGAACGGCCAGCGTTTGGGGGCGTTCGATTTTCGAAGGGCAAACGCGAATTTGCGACATTCGCGCATGCGGTGAATTACGCGACGAAGTATGTGATCAAGACGCCGGATCACGGCTGGCCCGATTGGGTCAAGCAATCACGCGGTAACGTGGTGCGATACTCGGCCTCGCGTGGTTTGCTGCGGACGAAAGAGACGGCCCAGAGTTGGCCGGAGGAAGAGACGACGATCGAGGACGACGCGCTCGCGCATGTGTCGGAGTACTTCGAGCGCGTAAACGGCCAGCCGGAGGAGTCCACCGAGGAGACGGAGCGGCGCACGGTCGCTGATCGTCTCGAAGCGTGCGGGGTGCAGGCGATCGTCTGTGCGGTTCATGAGGTGGTGAGAGCGGATGGCGTGCAAGAGCAAGAGCGGACGTTTCTGGGCTATGCCGAGGATTCGTTCGGGGCTTTGTGTGACCAGTTTTTGAGCGAATGCGACGGAAACCCTTTCCACTTTTTTATTAGTTCTGACGAGCTGCGGCGCGTGCTCGCCGAGGATGGGTTTGTTACCGATCGTGATATGTTTTACCGGCGATTGGGTAGGGTGGAAGGTTACCTTTTCGATCGCTCCCAGTTCTTAACCTTCGACGAGGAATTGCGACGTAATGGACATGTATAAGGATCAGGAAGTTGACGGGATTGTTGTATCAAAGGGCGGGACAAAAAAGGGCAATCATCATGCGTATGATATCCAGCCGCTGGGGCTCGCGCCGATCAAGGTTTTTCAGTCGCTCGTAGATGAACGCGACCCGCACCACGGTGACGGCGAACTGAAGGAGGGGGGCCGGTGTCGTGTGGCGGTCAAGTTCGTTCCCACCAAGCCGGACGTCGACAACTTCGGCGAAATGTTGTACAGCCTGAAGGCGCGTATTATTCCGCAGGAGCAATCGGCTCGCGCGTCCGGTTAAGGTCAAGTGGCGCGCGTATGGTGCCGATGAAAAATATAGCCCCACGGGGCGTGTCTCAAACCTATTGGTGCGTCCCGTGGTTATTGAATATGGCAGTCTGGAATCTTACGCTTGGGCGTGGATGGCTGCCGGTTTTCTTACCGGCCTCGTCTGGCAATTGCTCTCTCATGCAATGGTTGGCGTGGTCGGGTATCTGAAGGATCTTTTAGGATGATGAACG